TTTCAGGACAACCTCGCCACTGCTATGCGCCGTGACGGGGAGATTTACGCCTCGATGGTTAACGACATCTACGACGTTCCGCGCAACGTGATGATGACACTGGAAGACGGAAGCGAGAAACAGGTTCAACTGCTGACGCAGGTTGTCGATTATCAGTCCGGGCAGGTGGTGACGCTCAACGACATTCGTGGTCGTTATGAGTGCTACACCGATGTTGGCCCGTCATTCCAGAGCATGAAAGACCAGAACCGAGCAGAGATTCAGGAGTTGCTCGGCAAGGTTCCGCCAGGCAATCCAGAATGGCAGATGCTTCTGCTCCAGTACTTCACGCTGCTTGACGGTAAAGGTGTCGAGATGATGCGCGAGTACGCCAACAAGCAACTCGTCATCATGGGTCTGAAGAAACCTGAAACGCCTGAAGAAATGCAGATGGTTCAGGAGGCGCAGCAGCAACCGCAGCAGCCATCACCAGAGCAACTACAGGCTCAAGGTGTCCTGCTTACCGGTCAGGCCGATCTGCTCAACGCGCAGGTTAAGCAACAGCAACTGCAGGTTGACGCAGCCAAGGTTGAAAGTGCTAACCAACTCAACCAGGCGAAGATTGCTGAAATCTTCAACAACATGGATCTCGATAAGCAAGCCGCATTCCGCGACTTCCTCGACCTCATGCAGCGCGAGCAAAACGAAAGCTCAGCCAATGCGCGATCAAACGCAGATCTACTTCTCAAAGGCGATGGTCAGCGGCACAAGCAGCAGCTGGACGTAGCCAACCTCCTGCAATCGCAGAGACAAAACACCCCCTCCGGCGGCGTAGCCGAGATTCCTCAATAAGAGAGAGCTAAACATGAAAGATACCAACGTAATTCAGGCAACTGAAGACTCAACCCTGTCCGGCACTCAGGCGGCGGTACCCGCTGATAGCTTAGTTATCGATAATGCCAACGATAACGCAGAACTGGATACAGGCTTCGATGTTGTCCTGAGTGACGATGAGGGCAAGCAGAAACAAGACCCGGCAACCAACGCGCAATTTGCGCAGCGCCGTCTGGATCGCAAGCGTCAACGCGACCTTGAGCAACAGGCGGAAGCTGTTAAGCGTGGCGAGTTGCCGGAGAACTTACGGGTTACCCCAGATCTCCCTCCACAGCCAAACGTTAACGACTTCTTTGGTGATGATGCCTTGTACAGCAAGTACAACGGTGACACTGCCATGGCGTCGGCTGCATTCCAGCAGGCCAATAACGAATGGAGTACCAAAGCTCAGGACGCGCGCAGCAATGCGGTAGCCGAGCAGGGGCGCAAGACTCAGGAGTACACCCAGCAATCAACGCAACACGTCGAGGCGGCCCGTAAACACTACGACGCTGCGGAAAAACTCAATCTTCCTGACTACCAGGCGAAAGAAGATGCGTTTTCTCAGATGGTTCCGCCACAGGTAACCGTCGATATCATGCGCCTCTTCCCTGAGAAATCCGCAGCGCTCGTATATCACCTGGGTGCAAACCCGGAGACCACCCGTCGAATCTTGTCGATGGATGGGCAGTCAGCGCTGATTGAACTCACTCGACTCTCTGAACGTTTAACTCTCAAGCCGCGCGGTAAGCAAGTATCCGAAGCCCCAGCCCCTGACGAACCGGTGCAGGGCCAGGCCGTCGCAGCCAACGTTGCAGCGCTCCAGAAGAAGATGGAGGCGGCAGCTCTCAAAGGCGACACAGCGCTTTACCGCCAGCTGAAATCTCAGCTTAAAGGAATCAAATAATGAGCTTAAAAGAAGGCCAACTGGTCACGTATGCAATCGATGAGATCATCGAGACTGTTCAAAACCTGACGCCAATGGCTTCAAAAACCACCAAGTACACCCCGGAAGCTGACTCAATGCAGCGTTCCGGTAACACCGTTTGGATGCCACTCGAGCAGGAAGCGCCAACTCAGGAAGGTTGGGATCTGACCAACAAGTCAACCAACGTTCTGGAGTTGTCAGTTAAGTGCAACATGGGCCTGCCGGATAACGACTTCTTCCAGCTACGCGCTGACGATCTGCGTGATGAGCGCTCGTACCGCCGTCGTATCCAGGCATCAGCCAAGAAGTTGGCGAACAACATCGAAACGGCTATCGCCAAGCAGGCCACGGAAATGGGATCACTGGTCGTGCATGACTCGCGATCTATTGGTCCGGCTACCGGCCTGAGCGGTTGGGATTTCCTATCCTCCGCTGAAGAACTGATGTTTGCGCGCGAACTTAACCGCGACATGGGCATCAGCTACTTCCTGAACCCATCTGACTATCGCAAGTCCGGTCGTGATCTGACTGCTGGCGATATCTTCGGGCGCGTACCGGAAGAGGCATATCGCAACGGAACGATCCAGAAGCAAGTCGCTGGCTTTGATGACGTCCTGCGTTCGCCAAAACTGCCAACTGTCGTTGGTTCCACCGTCACCGGCATCACCGTCACCGGCGCGCAGAAGTTTAAGCCACAGGCTTACATTACTGACACCGACGGCAACAACGAGAACGTTGATAACCGTGTCGCAACGGTAGTTGTATCAGCATCTGCGGGCCTGAAGCGTGGCGACAAGATCAGCTTTGCTGGCGTGAAATACCTGTCGCAGATGGCGAAGAACGTCCTCACCGACGATGCCACCTTCTCCATCACCCGTGTTATCGATGGTACTCACATCGAGATCACTCCGAAGCCGGTAGCTCTCGACGACGCCGCGCTGACTGCGGAAGAGAAGGCCTACGCCAACGTGAACACTTCACTGGCTGCAGCTGCACCGATCACGTTGCTGAACACCACCACGACCACCGCCAACATCGGCTGGGCTGATGACTCTATTCGCCTGCTGTCACAGCCGATCCCGCTTAACCATGAGCTGTTCTCTGGCATGAAAACCCAGTCGTTCAGCATTCCTGGCGTTGGCATTAACGGCATCTTTGCTACCCAGGGTGATATCAACACCCTGACTGGTAAGTGCCGTATCGCGGTCTGGTATTCAGCTTGCGCTGTTCGCCCGGAAGCAATCGTCGTCGGCCTTCCTGGTCAGGCGTAATAACTCAACCACCAGGGGCTTCGGCCCCTTTTTTATTTGGCAGGAGAAATCAATGAGCGTAATGATTTTCCAGGCGGGCGGTGATAGCAAAATCTGGGGCCGCAACCTGAAAACGAAAACCGTGGATCCAGATGATGTCGCTGAACACTTAGCTAATGGCTGGTATGGACATCCAAACGATGTTCCTGATGAGCCGCTTGTTGGTGAACAAAATGTGAGTGTCGGCGGCGACACCACTAATCCGGTAGATATGGGTGAGGTTTCAGACGGCTATCACACCTTTAATGAGCTATACGATCACCGGGTACGCCTGTTCTCCTCGCTGATGCATTCTTACTCCGGGCTCTCGTGGTGGTCTCGCAAACACAGTGACGGTGAAGAATGGGAAGGTTGGGTCATCGCTGGCATTACCACGCCAGAAGGTGAAATCACTTACCACCTGCCGGTTGATGAAATCGAATTCCTTCCTGAAGGCACCGAACTTGAGTTCGGTAAAGAGTGGGATGGTCACGAAGCGAGTGATGTTCTTGTCAGACTGCTGAGTTTGCGACCGGCTGAGCCAAAGCCGAAGCGTGAGCGCAAGTCTAAGGCGGCAGACAATGCTGATAGCGACTAAAGGTGACATTGTCCGGGCGGCACTGCGTAAGTTGGGTGTCGCCTCTGATGCCACGCTCACCGACGTTGAACCGCAGTCAATGCAGGACGGCGTTGATGACCTCGAAACAATGATGGCCGAGTGGTATCAGGATGGCAAAGGCATCATCACCGGGTATGAGTTTACCGATCCGGATAATCCACCCGCTGAAGGCGACGACCATGGCATGCGTTCCAGCGCCGTCAGTGCTGTGGTATTTAATCTGGCCTGCCGCATCGCGCCGGATTACGCCATCGAACCAACCGCCAAAGTCATCACCACCGCCCGCAATGGGAAGGAGTTGCTCGTTAAAAGTACGGCACTCAGTCGTGCAAAACGTGCGCCTTATCCAAACCGGATGCCGATTGGCAGCGGAAATCAATTAGCCACCCTGAATGGCTGGCATTTCTTCCCTGGAGAGAAACAAGATGCCGATCCAGCAACTTCCTCTGATGAAGGGAACGGGTAAAGACTTCCGCAACGCCGACTATATCGACTATCTACCAGTTAATATGTTGGCGACACCAAAAGAGGTGCTGAACAGTAGCGGCTTTTTGCGCTCATTCCCGGGCATAGCAAAGCGCAGCGATGTTAATGGTATATCACGTGGTGTCATCTACAACACCGCTCAGAATGCCGTATATCGTGTTTTAGGGGGCAAGCTCTATAAGGCGCAGAGTGAAGCGGGTGATGTTGTTGGTAGCGGTCGGGTATCAATGGCTTTTGGTCGCACGTCACAGGCGGTTTGTGTTAATGGTTCAGTGGTTGAGTATCGCTATGACGGTACGACAAAGACAATAACCAACTGGCCAGCCAAAGATGTAATTCAACCAGCTGAGGACAGACAGTTAAACGCCTGGGTGTCGACTAGTGGTGAAATAGGCAACACGTTCACAATGCCGGAGGATACGGCGAATGGAAGCGTTGTGATTTACGTTACCCCCAAGACAACGGAAGAAGCTTATGGGTTAAAGATGGAAATCACCAGGACTCAATGGGGCATACCTCAGTCACAGGATGAGTCCACCACTGCGCCATATATTACAGATTTGACCGTTAGCGGTTCGCATTCAGCAGGTCAGACTATTTCCATTTCCTATACCATGAATATCCCGGCAGGTGTTGATGGTACAAATGCCACCTTCTTTGATGTCAGATTCCAGGTGCCGGAAATATCAAATGAATATACACAATACGAATTGGGTTCTGCACGGGACATAACTCGCCTGAGAGGTAGATATGCATGGTCGAAAAATGGCTCCGATTCCTGGTTTATAACTGACCTGGAGGACGAATCACATCCTGACCGGTATAGCGCTGAATACCGCGCAGAGTCACAGCCTGACGGCATTATCGGTATTGGTGCATGGCGTGATTTCATCGTGTGTTTTGGCTCATCCACCATTGAGTATTTTTCCCTTACCGGAACAACAACGGCGGGCGCAGCGCTTTACGTTGCCCAGCCGTCGCTGATGGTGCAAAAAGGTATCGCTGGCACCTACTGCAAAGCGCCATTTGCAGACTCATACGCATTCATCAGCCACCCGGCTACAGGTGCGCCATCGGTATATATCATTGGCTCAGGGCAAGCCTCACCAATCGCCACAGCTAGCATTGAGAAGATCATCCGCTCATATACTGCAGAAGAGCTGGCATCAGGTGTAATGGAATCACTCCGCTTTGATTCGCACGAACTGCTGATTATCCACCTCCCTCGTCATGTTCTGGTATATGACGCTGCAGCCAGCCAGAACGGGCCGCAATGGTGTGTGCTTAAAACTGGGCTGTACGATGATGTGTATAGCGCTATCGACCTCATGTATGAAGGCAACCAGATAACGTGTGGCGATAAATTTGAGGCTGTCACAGGGCAATTGCAGTTCGATATCAGCAGCCAGTACGACAAGCAGCAGGAGCACCTCCTGTTTACGCCACTTTTCAAAGCCGATAACGCCAGAGTGTTCGATCTCGAAGTTGAATCATCAACCGGAGTGGCTCAGTACGCTGATCGGCTTTTTCTTTCTGCCACTACTGACGGTATCAACTACGGTCGTGAGCAGAAGATTGAACAGAATGAGCCGTTTGTGTACGACAAAAGAGTGATATGGAAGAGAGTGGGGCGAATCCGGCGCATCGTCGGCTTTAAATTGCGGGTCATTACTAAATCCCCGGTGACTCTGTCGGGCTGCCAGGTGAGGATAGAGTAATGGCTGATGAGGGGCTAAAAGAACCGGTAATAATCCAGGCAACGCGACTCGACGCATCAATTCTGCCGAAAAATATATTCTCTCAGTCTTACCTGCTTTACGTCATTTCCCAAGGGACTGACCTTGGCAATGTGGCAGGAAAGGCAAATGAAGCCGGTAATGGTGCATATGATGCGCAGGTTAAGAATGATGAGCAGGATGTTACTCTTGCCGACCATGAGAACAGGCTGGAAACAGCAGAGGAAACGCTTGCTAACCATGAGCAGCGCATTACCGCGGCTGAAGCGACTATTGCTAATCATGAGGTCAGGATTACGGCAGCAGAGGCCACTCTGGTTAACCATGAGGAGCGGATTACAGCTAACGAAACTGAACTGGCAGACCATGAAACCCGCATAACGCAGAACACCGATGATATTGCAGCGCTGGATACCCGGGTTACGACCGCAGAAACTAACATCACAGAACTGCAAGCGAATTCGATTTCAAAAGCCACATCATCGAGCCAGTCCGTTCAGGCAACAGGCGGCTCGTTTCTGGTCGGCAATATAGTTACTCCCACCACAGATAAATTGCAGGTAGAAGGCAGCGAGAACGTGACCGTTTCGTACAAGGTTGTCGGACTGCAAGTGGTTGGTGCTCGTCAAACGGGATGGACGGCAGCCACCGGCACCGCAAACCTTAGTACATTCAACGCAAACCAGGCATTTACCGTTAGCGCTACATACACACAAGCGGAAGTTCAGGCTATGGCTACGGCTTTGGTGGCTACACGCCAGCGCCTGAAAGCGATGGAAGACGCTCTCCGAACTCACGGATTAATTAACTGATGCTGAATATCGACCAACAAACAGGCTCACAACTGATGAAGCTGTGGGGCGTACCATCATGGGTTGAGCCCGGCGCTGATTATTATCTGTGGAACGGTTGCTGTGTGTTCGCTCTGGTGAATCAGGAGACGTTCTACGATATCCACATTGCAATGGATAAGCGGCGTTGGCGTGAGTGTCGTGATGCTGGCGCAGACATCCTGAAGCTCTATGGTATGTCCCGGCTGCGGGCTGTCATTCTCACAGACAGACCAAAGGTTTGCAACTACGCCAGGCGGATGGGATTTGGTGAGCGAACAACAGAAACACTGACAACTACAGACGGGCGCGAAAGCGCCTTTTTTATTATGTGGCGCGAGCCGGGAGAATATCATGGGCGGTGCAATTAGCGGCGTAACGAATGCTGTTTCTGGTGTAATCGGTGGGATTGGCTCTCACAAAGCCGGGAAGACCCAGCAAGAATACCAGGACAAGGCAATGGACCAGGCTCGCGAGGGTTATGCCAGTGCCGTAAGCTGGATGTCTCCTTATGAAAAGGCCGGGCAGAGCGGGTTAGCTGGACTGCAGGCTATCGCCGGGCAGCCTATCGATCGTAATCAACTACTGACGGATTACTTTAAAAGTGGTGAGTATCAGCAACTAGCCAATCAGGCGAGATACCAAAATCTGTCAGCAGCAGAAGCGACAGGCGGCATTGGCTCCACGGCTACCTCCAACCAACTAGCATCCATCGCCCCGCAGCTCGGGCAGAACTACCTGAACGATATGACCAACCAGCAGTTGAATATGTACTCTCAGCTGATGGGCCTTTCTGGTCTGGGTGCTGAGTCTGCTAACGCTCTCGGCAACTACGCCATTGGGCAAGGCAATACCATGTCTGGCATGTACCAGCAGAAAGGGCAGATTAAAGCCGGGCTGGCTGCTCTACCGTACCAAGTGGGAGCCAGCGCAAACAGCAGCATCGGGAATGGTGCATCTTCTGATGTGAATCAGTTCACGGGTATGTTTGGTGGGTTAATGGGAGGGTTGTTCTGATGGCTCAATTTGGCGGATTGCAGGGGCTGGGCGCTCCGATTAACTACTACGACATGATCCCCGATTTCCGGCGTGAGGCGGCACTTGAAACACAGAATCGGCTCGGTCAGCAGCAGGTCATCTCTTCTCAGATGCAGAACCAGCAAATGCAGAAAGAGAACCAGCGCCGCGACCAGTTCTATTCTGCAATTCAATCAGCCACACCCGACCAGCTCCCGGCCCTCCGCCGCCAGTTCCCCGAGTACGCACAGAACATCCAGCAGGAAATCGGCATTCAGGGGGCAGAGCATGCGGCGTTTGTGAATGGCGCTCTGAATAAACTATCTGTAGCGGCTGCATCCGGCGACCCTGGTCAGGTTCAGCAGGCGATTCAGTCTAACGTCCCAGCACTGGCAAGCCTCGGGGTATCTCCTGAACAGGCATCCCAACTCTACCAGCAAGACCCGCAGCGCTTTAACAGCCTGCTCAATGCCACACGCATGGCTACCATGCCCATCGATAAGCAATTTGAGACGCAGCAGAATCAGCAGAAGATTGACGAAACCATTCGCAGTAACAGAGCGGGGGAGTCAATTCAGATTCGAGGGCAGAATATCAGTGCTCAGAACGCAGCGCTATCTCGTGAAATTCAACGTGCAGAGTTACAAGATAAGGTTCTCGATCGCCAAATCGCAAGGGAGACAAACACCCTGAAGCTTGAAGAGCTTCGCCAGAAACAGGTCGATGTTCAACAAAAGGCTGCTGTTGCCAGGTCTGATCGCCAGGCAGCGGCGCAGGGAGCAGTAGACGCATTTAGCACGGCGCTTGACTCTCTGAGTGAAATTGAACAAAGCCCTGGGCTGTCGAAAGCCGTGGGTGTTCGCTCAGCTTTTCCAACGATACCTGGATCTGATGCCGCAAACTTCGAAGCGCGGCTTGATACCTTCAAGGCCCAAACATTCTTGCCGATGGTTCAATCGCTAAAAGGCATGGGGGCGCTGTCGGATGCTGAAGGCAAAAAGCTTTCAGATGCTGTTGGCGCATTAAGTCCAAAAATGAGCGAAGCAGCTTTCCGATCTTCAATTAGTAAAATTAGAAACCAACTTGAAGGAAAGTTAGGCACGGTAAAAAGGCAGTTCGATTATCAAGAGCCATCAGCACAGGCACCATCTCAGCAGCAATCGTCCGGTTATCAATCTTTATGGGGTGATTAATGGCTAAACCATGGAAAGACGTGATCGCTTCTCAGCAATATCAGGCATTGGCACCAGAGCAGAAAGCACAGGCTCAGGAGCAATATTTTAACGAGGTGGTTGCACCACAAGCTGGTGAACAGGCTGAAGCAGCACGCCAGCAGTTTTATGCTGCGTATCCAGTAGAAACAAAGCAACCACAGCAACAAGAAGAGCCATCTTTGTTGCAGCAAGCAGGTGAATTTCTGACAGGCGGCCAAAGCGCAGGACAGATTGCAGAACAAACAGGAAGAGGGCTGGTTAATATTCCGTTCGACGTGTTACAGGGTGGGGCCAGCCTGATTAACGCCATCAGCCAGGGTTTAGGCGGCCCTAAGGTACTGGATGATGTATATCGCCCTGTTGACCGTCCGACTGATCCATATGCTCAGGCAGGTGAAACAATTGGCGGATATCTCATACCAATAGGTACGGCATCCAAAGCCGCTGGATCGTCTGCAAAGTTTGCTGGTGATATTGGAATAGGTGGCAATATGATTGCAGGTTCGCTTGCTGATGCTGCAAATCAACAAGGTGATTTTGCGCAAAATGCTGCTATTAATGGTGGAATTAACTTTGGCGCTCAAAGCGTTCTCTCTGGAATTGGGAGGGTTATTGCACCAAGATCATCTCAAACTCTCGGAAACGCGGCTTTAAATTCCGCAAATGACGTATCTAAGATGGCAAGATCTGATGCTGGCAGAGAAGCAATTGCCAGCCAAGCGGCAAACATATCAGATGATGTTGCCAGGGCCGCTGAAAATGCTGGTATTAACGTTAGCTCATTAACTCCAGGCATGCGTTCTGGGAGTCGCGGGATTGCGCAAGCTGAAGGCGCTTTAGCATCTACCCCCGGAGTTGTTCAGGATGCCCATCATGCAGCATTTAATGAGATTTCTTCAAAATTGTCGGCGAATCTTGATGAATTTGGCGCGGCTGCTGGCACAGCATCAGAGAAGAGTTCAGTCATAAAACAAAGAATCGTCAGAAACCTTGAACAAATGAAAGATGCAGAGAGTGCGGCTTGGAATGAAGTTCGCTCAACAATGCCAAGCCAGAAAACAAGGATGTCGAATGGTAACGCTGTAATTCAGGCCGAGCGGTCGGCTGGGATACCACTGACTCCAGAAATGAAGCAATTCGTTCAGGCTAATAATCAGGGCGGAGTAACATTTGACGGGATGAAAGCTTGGCGAGCGAAATTTGCTGACGCAGAGCAAAAGTATAAACGTAGCGGAGAGGCAAATGCGGCAAGGAGGGCTGGAGAGATTCGCCGTGCAATTACTGAAGATATGCGCACAATGGCTAAGAGTGGCGGATTTCTTGATGATTGGATAAAAGCGAATGATCTCTCTAAAGCCAGACTATCGGCGCAGGAAAGCGCTGAATCAGTTTTTGGGCGTGATTTAGCTACAGATGCGCTAATTACTAATGGAGTAAAGGCGCTTCAGTCATCATCTGCAAAAGGACTGAATGGGCCATCAGGATTTCATTCAATGATTCGTGCTCTACCAGAATCAGAGCGGGTACCGGCAATTTCCTCAATGCTACAGGATGCTGTTTCACAAGGCGTGCGCGGAGGGAAAGCGGATGCTGCTGGAATTAACCACATAGCCACTATTCTCACACCTCAAAACGTGAAAGCTATTAGCCGATATTCACCAGAGTTGGGAAGAATTGCCGATGCATACGGGACTTTATCCAGAGCGGCGGTCAAACCACAGCAATACATCGAACGAACTGGACGAACAGCTAATGTGCTTAGCGATCTGGATGCTGGGCTATCCAAAATCACCGCCAAAGTGCTAAACGCTGTCGCCAACTCAACATCAGGCGCCATCGTTGGCAGTGCGGGGGGCGGGGCCATAGGGGCAGCAACAGGAGCGTTGTTAGGTGCCGGATTGAAAGGGGCAGTATCGAAAATATCCTCTACTCGCAGCGGGCGCTATGCGATTGAAAAAGCGGTACATGAAGCAACAAAAGCGGTTAGGGCTGGAGCCAGCAATGAAGCATTAGCCGCAGCTGAGCGTCGATTTATGGCAAATAAAATAGCAGTTAAGGCAATCCGTGACGCCGTAGGAAACGAAGAGTTCCAACGCTTAGCTAGGGCAGGGATTGTCTCATCGCTAAGCGGAATGGGTCAGGAGTAAACAATTATCCACGGACGGATTAAACCTTACTTCTTGTCGAAGTGGCTATTTCTCCGACATTTTTCAACCAAGATTTAATGAAGGAGATTTCGTCTGCAAACCCATGAATATCTTCATTTTCAATTCTGTCTACACGCTTGCCAAGTCCATCAACATAATCATCCAAGATAGAAAGTGAGAGAGAAAGTTTTTCGTTATCATTTTTCAATGATGATTTAAGAACTTCATTTTCATTCTTAAGTTCTGCCACCTTATTTTTTAAAGAGGCAATCTGGTACTGCATTGCAATGAGTGCGATGGCTATCACGATAACTGTTGTATACACACTAACCTCCTTAGTTTCCCCTCACTCTACCATGAGGGCAGCGCAAGGGGGAGCAAAAGCAGATTATCGTGCAAGCAAATAACTTTAAAAATATGCTTGCATGCTTAAATATACAGTTATTATAATGCAAGCATATTTCACAATGCGAGTGCTTGCACATGACGGAAAAAAAGAGCGGTGAAGGTAAGGCGAAGGGTGGTGTTGCTAGGGCAAAGTCTCTGACTAAAGAGCAGCGTTCTGATATAGCAAAAAAGGCCGCAGCAGCGAGATGGAAATGGAAACCATTCAAAGCCACTCATAAAGGCAATTTTTTGGATGAATTTGGCATCGACACTGAGTGTTATGTTCTCAATGACGAAGCAAAAACTGTCGTAGTAACCAAAAAAGGGTTAGCTCAGTTATTGGGTATTGGGGATGCCGGGAAGACAATAGATGAGCTTCTGAAAACCCAGTACATGAGTGAATTCAGTGATCGCGAATTGCGCGCAAAAATAGAAAATCCTCTTATATTTCAGTACAGTGGTCAGTCGAAAAACATCAATAATGCCCATGGATTTGATATAACTGTAATAGTAGATATCGGTAAGGCTTTGATTGACGCCAGGAATGCAGGGGTACTGCCTGGTGCGAGACTGCACTCTGCAGATGCAGCGCAGAAGCTAATTAATGCTTCTGCAAAATCCGGTATCAAAGGGGTTGGCTACGCCCTGGCTGGTTATCGCCCTGAGGTGCAGGAGGTTATTGATGCATTCAAGGCTTTTGTGCGCGAGGAAGCGAGGCAGTATGAAAAAGAGTTCCCTGACGAGCTTTACGAGGAGTGGTATCGTCTTTATGGGCTTAATCGACCAGAAAAGGGGCGCCCCATCAGGTTTGGTCAGTTAACTAATATGCAAATATATGTCCCGCTAGCAAAGAGTAAAGGGCGTATTCTTGAGCAGATTCGTGCCAGCCGTGACGAAAACGGCAAGCAGTCAGACAAGCTTCATTTGTTCTTATCTGAAATCGGCGTAAAGGCTCTACGCCAACACATAGGTAAGTTGCTTGGTGTAGCTGCTATGAGCGAGACTAGAGAAGAGTACGAGAAAGGCATCGAGAAGGTTTTTGGTAGGATGAAGCCAGAACTTTAACCGAAGAAAATCTAACCCACCATCAGGTGGGTTTTTTGTTTCCATAGTGCTCTTTCAGCTTCTCAAAGACCATCTTCTGAATCTCCTGCGAAACTATGTCAGCATCGCGCTCCGCCTCATCGCGATATCCGGCGACGGGGCTAGGGCGTGAGAGCGCCTCTTCCATTGTTGCCACGATTTCAGCATTGATAGAGCGGTTATTCATTTTTGCGCGTTGCTTAATATTCGCGGGTAGTTCGTGCGTTA